ATTGGAAGGAATTTGGATATGGTCCTGCCATAGATGACATCATGTACGGTCTTGGGTATAAGGGAAGAGGTGAGATACATAAGATTATTAAGAGGTTGTGTGAGATGGGTGCTTGTAAGATGATACCGAATCGCGCGCGGAGTGTTCGCCCTTCGCATGTTAATTTTAGGGGAATTAAATGAGTGACATTATGGATGTGGAGAAGATGTATGAAGCTGTATCTAAAATGCCCATTAATGAACAGGAAGAGTTTTTTTCTAATCTTACTTTATGGAAAGACAGTAGGATAAGAGAGGCGGCGCAGGTAAATTTTTTAAAGTTTGTAAAACAAATGTGGCCTGGGTTTATAGATGGAAGACATCACAAAGTAATGGCTAAAAAGTTTCAAGAAATAGCAGATGGTAAGGTAAAGAGGTTAATTATTAATATGCCACCTAGACATACTAAGTCTGAGTTTGCTAGTTATTTATTGCCAGCATGGTTTTTGGGTAGATATCCAGATAAAAAAATTATCCAATGTTCTAATACAGCGGAACTTGCTGTTGGATTTGGTAGGAAGGTAAGAAACTTAGTTGGAAGTGAACAGTATGCTAGGATATTTCCAAACGTTAATCTTAGATCTGATAGTAAAGCGGCTGGTCGGTGGTCTACTAATGGCAATGGAGAGTATTTTGCTATCGGTGTGGGCGGTACAGTTACGGGTAAAGGAGCGGATTTGCTCATTATTGACGATCCTCACTCGGAACAAGAAGCAGCATTGGCATCTGGAGACCCAAGTGTCTTTGATAAGGTGTATGAATGGTATACATCTGGCCCACGCCAGCGTTTACAGCCGGGCGGTGCAATTATAGTTGTAATGACAAGGTGGTCAAAGAGGGATTTAACGGGTAAAATCATACAAGGAACCATTGAACGGGATGGAGAATTGTGGGAAGAGATTAATTTTCCAGCAATTTTGCCTAGTGGGGAGCCTTTGTGGCCAGAATTTTGGAGTTTATCAGAATTACTGGCGTTAAAAGAAGAACTTCCTATTCCAAAATGGAATGCGCAGTACCAACAACAACCTACTTCTGAGGAAGGGGCAATAGTAAAGCGGGAATGGTGGAAGATATGGGATAAAGATAACCCTCCACCATGTGAATTTGTTATACAAAGTTGGGATACTGCTTTTACCAAATCAGAGCGGGCTGACTATTCAGCTTGTACGACATGGGGTGTATTTTATATGAATGAGAATCCAGAAGATGCGCATATTATCTTATTGGATGCTTTTAAAAGGCGTATGGAGTTTCCGGAGTTAAAAGAAAAAGCTTTTAATCACTATAAAGAATATGAGCCAGATGCATTTATTGTAGAGGCAAAGGCGTCAGGAGCGCCATTAATTTATGAATTACGTGCTATGGGAATACCTGTACAAGAATTTACGCCAAGTCGTGGTAACGATAAAATGGTACGTATTAATAGTGTGTCTGATTTGTTTGCTAGTGGTAAAGTATGGGCGCCCGCATCAAGATGGGCTGAAGAAGTAATAGAAGAGATGGCTGCATTTCCTAATTCTGACCACGATGACTTAGTAGACTCAACTACACAAGCATTGATTAGGTTTAGGAAAGGCGGGTTTTTAAGGTTACAATCTGATTACGCAGATGAAGACCACGTAGTCAAAAGACGAGCGTATTATTAAGGATAAAATATGTCAATAGATAAGTCATTATATCAAGCCCCTGAAGGAATAGAATCTTTAGGAGAAAAAGAAGAACCATTAGAAATTGAGATTGTTGACCCAGAGTCGGTCACTATCGGCATGGGGGATATGGAAATAACCATTGAACCCGGCAGTGAATTTGATGAAGAGTTCAGCGATAACCTTGCAGAATACTTAACTGATAGCGAATTATCTACAATTGCCAATGATTTAGTTGATGCAGTTGATGACGATATTGATGCAAGAAAAGACTGGATACAGACTTACGTTGACGGTTTAGAATTACTTGGACTTAAGATTGAAGAGCGTAGTGAGCCGTGGGAAGGTGCATGTGGCGTGTACCATCCGTTACTTGCGGAAGCTATTGTTAAGTTTCAATCAGAAACCATGATGTCTATTTTCCCAGCACAGGGTCCAGTAAAGACGCATATCGTAGGGAAAGAAACTCCAGCAAAGAAAGAATCTGCCGAGCGAGTCCAAGAAGACATGAACTACGAGTTAACTGAGGTAATGACAGAATACCGCCCAGAGACAGAGCGTATGTTATGGGGATTAGGTTTAGCGGGTAATGCGTTTAAGAAGGTTTACGAGGACGAGAGTATTGGCAGACAGGTAGCTATGTATGTACCAGCTGAAGATTTAGTTGTTCCTTATGGAGCTTCTGACCTAGAATCCGCAGAACGTATTACCCATGTAATGCGTAAGAATGAAAATGAAATGCGTACCTTACAGGTTAACGGGTTCTACCGTGATATTGAATTAGGTGAGCCAGCTAACGTGTTGGATGAAGTAGAAAAGAAGATTGCTGAGAAGTTAGGCTTTAGGGCGACTACTGATTCTAGATATAAAGTTCTTGAGATTCAAGTTAGTTTAGATTTACCGGGCTACGAGCATACGGATAAAGATGGTGAGAAGACTGGCATTTGTTTGCCATACATCGTAACCATTGAGAAGAGCAGTCAAGAGGTATTGTCAATTAGACGAAACTGGAAGGAAAGCGATGAAAAATACAAGAAACGGAAACACTTCGTACATTACGGTTATATTCCGGGATTTGGTTTTTATTGCTTTGGTCTCATTCATCTTATCGGGGCTTACGCTAAGTCTGGCACTTCTATCATCAGACAGCTTGTTGACGCAGGTTCTTTATCTAATTTACCAAGTGGATTTAAGACAAGAGGCTTGCGTGTTAAAGGGGACGATACCCCAATAGCGCCGGGCGAATTTAGAGATGTGGATGTTCCAAGTGGTGCAATGAAAGACAACATCATGCCATTGCCGTATAAGGAACCTAGCCAGACTTTATATGCTTTGTTTAATACGATTGTTGAAGAGGCAAGAAGGTTTGCAAATACCGCAGACTTGCAAGTTTCCGATATGTCAGCAGCAGCTCCCGTTGGAACGACTCTAGCAATTTTAGAGCGTACATTAAAGGTAATGTCAGCAGTTCAGTCTCGGATACATTTCTCTCTTAAACAAGAGTTAAAGTTATTAAAAGAAATTATCGCTGACAATGCACCCGGAGATTATGACTACCAACCAACTGAAGGTAGCCGTAGGGCACGTAAATCTGACTATAAAGATGTGGATGTTATTCCGGTTAGTGATCCAAATGCATCAACAATGGCTCAGAAGATTGTTCAATATCAAGCAGTTCTTCAATTAGCTCAGAGTGCACCACAGTATTACAATATGCCGTTATTACATCGTCAGATGATAGATGTTTTGGGGATTAAGAACGCACACAAATTGATTCCTTTGCCGGAAGATATGAAGCCGATGGATCCTGTAACAGAGAATCAGAACGTTTTAATGCAAAAACCAGTAAAAGCATTTGCTTATCAAGACCATCAAGCACATATTACGGTGCATATGAGTGCTATGCAAGACCCTAAAATTGCTCAATTATTGGGTCAAAACCCGCAAGCACAAGCACTTCAAGCGGCAATGATGGCGCATATTAACGAACATTTGGGCTTCCAATACCGTGTTGAGATTGAAAACAAGCTTGGATTTAGTATGCCTGCTACAGTAGATGCAACTGGAGAAGATATCCATATAGATCCTGAAGCAGAAGCAAGATTAGCTCCGATGTTAGCTCAAGCTGCGCAGAAATTATTGCAACAAAACCAAGCGCAGATGGCTCAACAGAAAGCTCAACAGCAAGCTCAAGATCCTATCATTCAAATGCAGCAACAAGAGTTGCAATTAAAGCAGCAAGAGCAACAAAGAAAAGCGCAGAAAGATGCCGCAGATATTAAATTGCGTGAGCAGCAACAACAGATTGAAACGATGCGCATACAGTCCCAAGAGAAAGTTGCAACAAAGGGTCAGCAATTAAATGCCATGACTGAAGCTTCAAAAATAATGGTAGAAAAACAGGATGGTAAACAGAGGTTCCAACAAGAGGCAATTAAGACATTGGCAGACAATCACTTTAAAGATAAGCAACAAAGCAAACAGCTTTATGCCGAAGGTTTAAGGAATCAATTGAATGCCAAATTAACTAATAAGGATAGAGAATGACAGCTTTTGAAGTACTTATTGAGGAATTAAACGGAAAAGTTTCTCAGCTAAAAGATTGGGTTGGCGCTGGACAAGTTGCCGATTTCAATGAATATCAGCGCATGGTCGGGGAGATTAAAGGTCTGCTCTACGCCCGTGAATACATATTAGACCTTAAACAAAGAATGGAGCATTCGGACAATGAATGATTTATCAAAAGCAGTAGATTTGTCTCTAATTCTTAACAAAAAAGAAGAAGAGAAGGCAACACAGTTGCCAAGACCATCAGGATACAAAATCCTATGTGCAATACCAGAAGCAGAAAAAAAGTTTGATGGCTCAGAACTTGAAAAACCAGACGAAGTTTTAAGAAATGAAGAAGCGTTAACTACAGTTTTGTTTGTGGTTGATTTAGGGCCGGATTGTTACATGGATGAAGAAAGATATCCAAGCGGACCATGGTGTAAGCAAGGGGATTTTATTTTAGTAAGACCAAACGCCGGTTCAAGGCTTGTCATACATGGAAAAGAATTCCGTTTGATTAATGAAGATTCCGTAGAGGCAGTAGTCGATGATCCTCGTGGAATTAGACGCAAATAAAAGGAGCCGGACATGGCAGAATTTGAAAAAGAAGAATTTAAGTTTCCAGACGAAACTGAGAGTGTAGAAGTTGAGTCTAATGGAGAAGAAATAGATATTGAAATTGAAGACGATACCCCAGAAGAAGATCGAGGTAGAGTTCCAGCTGATCCTGAAAAAGTTAAAGCTTTGGAAGTTGAGGTTGATGAGTTAGACAAGTATAGTAAAGACGCTAAAGAAAAGATGATCCAGATGAAGCGTATCTGGAACGATGAGCGCCGTAGAGCTGAATCTGCTGAAAGAGAACGTCATGCAGCGATTGAAACAGCGCAAAAACTATACGAAGATAACAAGCGTATGCGTGGAATGATTGAAAGTGGA